TTATTAGAATTAAATGACGAAGACCTTATTAATGAATGCAAGAGTTACACAAGAAATGATTTAATGGATAAAGAACAAGACCCTAGACTAACTACAAGACACTTTGACTTACTAATTGCGTGTGCAATTGCTTGGCAAATGAAAGATTTTGCTAAGATAATTGAAAAAGAGGAAGATTATTTCATAGAGGACGAACCTTTGCGCTCAAGTATTGGAATATAATTGACAAAAACATCTCAAATGCTAAAATAAAAGTAAAGCAATGGCAAAAAAAGTTGTAAAGGAGTTCAAAGAGATAGAAAATAATGATTATGATGTTAATGTGACTAGAGTAGGTGTGTTATCAATAGAGATTTACGATGAAAATGCTAAAAAAGTAAGAACATTTGATAAAAACGATTCAAATTCTAACGAGGGATTCATTATTAAAGCAAAAAAGTTCGCAAGGGGAGGAAGATTAAGAATAAAATATAATTATAAAGAAATAATATGAAAAAAACTAATAAAAAAACAATAAAGCAAGTAGAAAGGGAAGTTCAGATTAAAAATGATGTGCTAGAGGATGTAAACGAGACTCCAGAGGTAGTTGAAGAGCCAGTAGTAGAAGTTAAGCCAACAAGAGAGATTCAAGCCATAGAGGTAATGACAGACGCAGGAATAATTATTAAAAGATTTACATCAGCAGACGGTGATAACTTTGTTGAAGACGCAAAAGCATTTGCAGTAGCAAATAACTATAAGATAGGAATTAAATAGTATGAAACAAACTCAAATAGACGAAATTACAACTCAGTGTTTGAATGAAATTGCTTTTGACAGAAGCCATAAGCAAAAAAAGATTGCTGGTTGGAAACTTAACGAGGATTTATACTACAATAAAAAAGTAGCATTAACAGAATCTCGTTCAAATGTTAATTTAGCAAGAGGGCAAGAGTTCGTTCATACATTACTTTCAAAGATTAAAAACTCATCTCGTTTTGTTTTTGTAAAGAAAAAGGAAAGTCAATTACAAAGAGTTGAAAGACTTAATATATTGAGCAAGCAAGATGCAGTAAACGACCATTGGGCCATAAAAGATATAGTGGCAAAAAAACAAGTAATAATTTACGGAAGAGCAATATCTTTTTATTATGCAGATTCAAAGAATGGTAATTACAAACCACATTTAGAGAACTGCGATGTATATGATTTTCTTATTGACCCGTCAGCAGGTGGAATAGATATTGAAAAAGCTTGGCATTTAGGCAGATATGGAGTTGTTTATTCAAGAAGACAGCTTGAATCATTTAAAAAAGATAAAACATACATAAAGACAGGGATTAATAATTTATTATCAGGAACTGGAAACAATACTGATAAGGGTGCTGAAGACTTAAATAAGGATAATAGAGCATCAAACCAAGATACTGGACAAACAAAGGAATTACAGAATCCAGATAAGTTTAAGTTTTGGGAATGGTTTACTACTTATCAGGGGGAAAGATATTATGTTCTTTTAAATGAAAAAGGAGGTTCAGCCATTAGGATTGAAAAGTTAACAGATATGTTTAGTGCTACAGAAGATTACGAATTGGGAATGTGGCCTTGTTTTTCTTGGGCAGCTTATCCTGATTTAACAGAGTTTTGGAGTCCATCACCTTTGGATTATGTAAGAGATATTTTACAAGCACAAGATGTATCAATTAATCAGATGCTTGATAATGCAGAAGCAGTTAATAAGCCTCAGAAAGCAGTCCAGATTGATAATATAAAGAACATAGCAGAATTAAAGTATAGAAGAGACGGAATCATTAGAGTAAAAAATAATGTTAACATTGATTCAGCGATTAAAATGTTACAAGTTCCGTCTATTAATACGCCAATTCAAGTTTTTGAAGTATTGGAATCATTATTACAAAAATCATCAGGAGTTACAGACGGTGATAAAGGAGTTGCCAACGAGAATGGAAGACTTGGTATTTATGAGGGTAATCAAGAAAACTCAGCAGATAGATACGGATTAATTTATGACAGTTATACAATGAGCCTTGAAAGATTTGCACTCTTATATCAAATTGGAGTAAGAGATAATCTTACAAAGAAAAAAGCCATTGAAAGAATTGGACCGAATGGAGTTGAAACTGAAATGATTAGTAAGAGAGATATATTCAAGAAAGGCGACGAGTTTACAGTGTTAATTGAGGCTACAAACGCTGATAAGATATTATCTAACTCAGAACAAAAAGCAAAGTTTATGTTTTTAAGTGAGGAATCACAGAATCCAGTTGCTAATCCTAAGAAGATGTTTGAATTAAAAGCAAGGATTGCAGGATTCAAAGATGAAGACATAAAAGAAATGCTTGACACTCAAGAATATGGAAACGCATCACTTATGGCAGAATGTGCTAGAGATATAGAGTCATTACTTAACAACGATAAGATTAAAGTAAATGGCAATGCAAACAATGCTTACAAGCAAAAAATGCTTAATTGGGTAAGGGACCACGAGGAAGATATGGACTCAAAGACATTCGTTAGAATAATGGACTATATTAAATCCTTAGATTCTGTTATAATGAAAAATGAGGCAAGAGCTATTAATCAATTTGAAATAGATAAGTTAGGTAGTTCAATGCTAGGTGGGGCTATGGGCGAACCATTAAATAATAATTCACTAATAAAACAAAACAATGGACAAATTAAGTTATAAAGTAATCAAGAAATCAAAAAATGTTTATGATACTTTGATAAAAGTTTCAGGAGGAACAAGAGAGATAACATTAAGAGAAATGTTGTCAGAGAAAAAGCAATGCGAAAAGGTTATTCAAGAACTTGAATCAAATATCAAGATTAAAGAAGCCGTAAAGAGCAATGTTTCAAGAACTAATCCAATAGTATTAACATTAGAGGAAAAAGATTTAGTAGCTTGTTATCTTTACCAAGAAGCAAACTCATTTTGCAAGGAGGCAACAAAAGCTTTAGAGAACATAAAGAAACAATTGGAAAGATTAGACCAAGACTTTTTAGATGTTTTGGAGCAGACAGGTTTAAAATTAGAAGAAAATGGAAAACCTAGATAAAGAACAAATAAGAAAAGACATAAAGGAGTATTCAAAAATAGAATCTGTTAAGGAATCAGAGGGTGGTAAGATGCTTTTAAAGAAATTAAGAGCAGACATTATATCTTGTATTGAGGTAATAGATTCATCTTATAAGGAGTTAACACACATTGAATTAATATCTCATTGTGCAGAATTGCACGAGAAGTTTGAAATGTATAAAGTGTTTATGAATGCTACGCCAAATAAAAAAATGGCTTCGGAATGTTTGGAAGAGATATTAAAAAACTTTCCAGATGATGTGGAAAATACTTGACAATTAATTTAGATAGGCTAAAATATAATTAAGGAGGGTGCTACTACCTTAAAGTAGTTTTGCAGATAAGCAAGTCTGTGCCGAAAGGCGAATAATCTCTCATTGTGCCTCAATGTAAAAAAAAGGTTAAATTCTATGTTAGAAGAAACAAAGAACGCTCAAGTTGACGAGCCAAAAGTTAACAAAGAGACTAATACTACCGAACCAACAAAAGTTGAGGAGGGAGTAAAAGTTGAAAAGACAGTTGAGGAAGTTCTAGGAACAAGCAAACCAGAACCAAAAATGGTTCCAGAAGCAGTACTTATTCAAACCAAAAAAGAGAATAAGGAACTTGCTAGGAAGCTTAAAGAACTTGAAGAAAATAAAGCCAGTGGAGATATAACTAAACAAGAGTTTTCATCTACATTGGATACATTGGCAGAAAAATATAATGTAGATAAGTCTTTTTTAAAAGAGTTATCAACAGTAATTAGAGCCGATGCGAAAGAAGAAATTGGAGACGAAGTTAATTCAAAGTTGAAACCTTTACAAGAACAAGAGAAAGCCAAAGAAACTGACAGATTATTCAAAGAAACTTATGATAAGATACTTGAAGAGAATCCTGAATATAAAGGGATAGTAAATCAAGATGTTATCAAAAGGCTTGCCTTAGACCCTACAAACAAGCATAAGACATTCGGTAAAATTATTGACGAAGCTTATGGACACTTGATTCCGGGGAAAAGAACTATGGAAACAACAACTCCAAGAGGAGGAAAAGATGTTGAAGTAGATATTGACAAGGCTAAAAGAGATGTTGAATACTTTAAAGAGATAATGGCAGACCCTGAACTTAAAAAGAAGTACAACGAACAATTAATTTCACGAAACAATTTCTAGTAATAATTAGAAATTAAAAAAGAAATTAAAAAGTATGGCATTAACAGATTTTAAACCTCATTTTGATAATTCATATCAAGAGGTTTTTCAAAAAGTATTAGTAGGAAAAGAGATTTGTAACACAAGATTTGAAAAGCAATTGACTTTCGGAGAATCAGTAGAAAGAGTTGCTTACAATATTGATGGAGTACAAGTAAGAGATGTTGTAAGAGGCAACCCTTCAACTATTGATTCAATTACAGACAGTGCAGAAACATTGCTTGTAAACTTAGAGAAAGAAGCAGTATTTCACATTTCAGATGGTGAAGTAAAACAAGCAGGACCATTAAATCCGGGGGAAGTAATTGGAGGAAAAGTTGCTATTAAAGTAGCAGCAGACCTAGATGCAATAATCTTCGGAGAAGTTTTAAATGCGGCACAAACATTTGATAACGGAGATTTAACAACATTAGTATCAGACACAACTCCTATTACATTATCAGCCACAACTGTTCCACAAATGGTTACAAGAATGCCAGCTAAGCTAAGAAAAGGAGCTAATCAAACAATTACTCCTACTAATATGGCTTTAGTTGTAGATTCTTATGCCGCTTCTGATATTGAACAATACCTACTTGGTAAACAATTCTCAGTAGTAGAGGCAGTATTCAAGAATGGATATGCTGGATTAATCAGCTCTGCTCAAGTATATGTATCAGAAAACTTAACTGGTGAAGCAGTTTTAACAGACGCAGGTACATTTGCTGACGGTGAGACTTTCACCATTAATGGAGTTGTATTCACAATGAAAACAACTTTGTCTAGTAATCCAGCAGTAGCAGGAGAGATTGTTATCGGCGCAGACCTAAAAGCTTCAATGACAAACATTGCAGCAGCTCTAAACGCTCCTTCAACAACAACTGATACATTCACAGCTTTAAGTGCAGCAGACGCTTCAACAATCTCAGAAGTATTAAAGGTTACTGCAAAAGCTACAGCAACAACTGTAAC